CACAACCGACATGACCGCGAAGGAAGCGGCAGAGGCATATGCAGCCACCCTGTACCCTGACAAAGAGTAATTGGCCTCCGGAGTACACGGCGGTCTTTGCTTGGAGACAGCGGCAGATTTTAAGGCTTCAAAAGAGCCCGAAGTTGATTGCAGGGGCGCTTGCCTATTACGCGGAGAACCCAGTCGATTTCATAAATCATTGGTGCGACACTTACGACCCTCGCAATGCAATGAAAGCTCTACCGACTAGGCTCCCGTTCGTGATGTTCGAACGTCAGGCGCAACTAGTCGATTTCATCATGGAATGCCTGCACGATCAAGAAAACGGCTTAATCGACAAAAGCCGAGATATGGGCATTACCTGGGATTGCTGCTCACTTTCGTCATGGCTTTGGAGATTTAGGTCTGGTTCTGCTATCGGCTGGGGTTCTCGCAAAGAGCAGCTAGTTGACAAGATTGGCGACCCTGACAGCATCTTCGAAAAGATCAGGATGACGATTAAGGGTTGGCCTAGTTTCTTCTGGCCGCGTGGCTTCAATCCTGACGAACACATGACTTACATGAAGATCATCAACCCTGAGAACGGGGCGACGATCACGGGGGAGGCAGGCGACAATATCGGGCGTGGTGGGCGTAAGCTCATAATGTTCAAAGACGAATCGGCATTCTACGAACATCCTGAAAGCATTGAAGCATCCTTAGGCGACAATACCAACGTTCAGATAGACATTTCAACCTCTAGCGGCGTTGGCACGGTTTTTGATAGGAAGCGGAATGCTGGTATTGAGTGGGTGCCTGGGCAAAAAATACCATCCGGAAAGCTAAGAATTTTCGTTGCCGATTGGTCTGACCATCCAGCCAAAACCCAAGAATGGCATGATAAGCGCGAACAGACAGCCCGTGAGGCGGGTTTGCTTCATGTCTTCCGCCAAGAAGTAGACCGCGATCCGGCTGCGTCTTTGGTGGGTGTCATCATCAAACCGGAATGGGTTCGGGCAGCCGTTGACGCTCACATTGATCTAGGCCTTGGCGATTACGGCGGATGGTCTGGGGGATTTGACCCGTTTGACGAAGGCGGCGACTTACATGCTTTGTCATTTCGTAAGGGCTCAGTTCTCTACTATGCGGACGATTGGGGTGATGGCGACACTGGCGAGGCCACACGGCGCGTTATCGGTGAGACCTTAGGAAAGACGCCAGTTTGCATTCAATACGACTGTATTGGCATTGGAGCAGGCGTAAAGTCAGAGGCTAACCGCCTTGCCAAAGAGCGAAAACTACCTCCGGGTGTTACGTTCTCCCCTTGGGACGCTGGCGCAAACGTTATCAAACCCAAAGATCGCATCATTCATGGGGACCAGAATACCCCAATAAACGAGGATTTCTACGGCAATCTGAAGGCGCAAGGTTGGTGGAATCTCGCGAGACGGTTTGAAAGAACCTACCGGGCGCGCAAAGAGGGCATCAAATACAAGCCTGAAGAGATGATAAGCCTATCGTCTAAAATACCGAAGATAGAGCAGCTTAAACGCGAACTCTCCCAAGCCGTAATGAAGAAAAGCGGGGATTTGCGGTTGTTGGTTGAAAAAAAGCCTGAGGGGGCAAAATCCCCGAACATGGCCGATTGCGTGATGATGAACTTCTTTCCCGCCAAGCCGGGACCAATGATTATCAGTAACGCAACATTAGGACGCACCGCAACACCTGCCCAACGCGCCATCGAACAATTGAAGAAGCAGGCTCCGGTCGAAGAATCGCAGATTAATGCGGCACAAGCCCAAATAAACGCTATCAGCAACAGGATGTTAGATCGTGCCCGCCAAAGGTAAGAAAGGAGCAGAGATTACACCTATGGCGCCAGTACCAACCCCAGCGAAGAGAAGGATAACCGTGTCTAGCGCCGCTGTCGCGCGTGCAGGCCGTCCTTCTGCTGCTAGCAATTGGAACCCCTACCAATCCTATGAGCCTCCCCGTGGCGTTGTTCCGTCTGGCTGGAAGCCCAAGCGCCGTACATCGGCGGTCCTTGCTATGGACGAAATGGGAGATGGGCTCTCCAATCTGAGTGTCAGCCAAGCGGCATTAAACGGTATTTATTCCCAAGGCTGGACGTTCATGGGGTATTCGTACCTATCTGAACTAGCCCAAATTCCTGAATACCGCGCACTTTCCGAAGTTATCGCACTTGAGATGACGCGCAAGTGGATCACGTTTCAGTCTACCGGTGATGACAATCAAAGTGTTTCCGAAGATCGGACAAAGCGCATCAAAATCATCGAAGGTGATCTGAAGAAGCACAAGATCAAGGCGAAGTTTCGCCGCCTCGCAGAGCTCGACGGGCAATTCGGCCGGGCGCATCTCGCAATCAACACTGGGGACAACAAAGACCCCGATGAAATGCGGATGTCGATTGGCGATGGTAAGTCCAAGCTCAGCAAGGCCAAGGTTAACCCACGCCATCCGGTGAAAGGGTTCAAGGTCATAGAACCGATCTGGACCTATCCCAAGGACTACAATTCGAACGATCCGCTTGAGGACGATTGGTACAACCCCAATTCCTGGTTCGTGATGGCGAAGGAGGTCAATTCGACCCGCCTTCTCAAGTTCATCAGCCGGGAAGTCCCTGATCTTCTGAAGCCATCCTATGCTTTTGGCGGCCTGTCTCTGTCCCAAATGGCAAAGCCCTACATCGACAATTGGCTGCGCACCCGCCAATCGGTTGCTGATATCGTCCATGCGTTCTCGGTATTTGTGCTCTCGACGGACCTATCCACCTCGCTTGCCGAAGATGGAGATCAACTCTTCCGGCGGTTGGAACTGTTCAATCGCCTTCGGGACAACAAGGGCATCATGGCCATCGACAAGGATAGCGAAGACTTTCAGAACGTAAGCGCCTCGCTTGCCACTTTGGACGCCCTCCAGGCTCAAACCCAAGAGCACATGTGCAGCGTGAATCGCATCCCTGTCACCAAGCTTCTTGGCATCCAGCCCATCGGAATGAACGCTTCGGACGAAAACCAGCTTAGGAACTTCGAAGAGACTGTCAACGCCCAACAAGAAAGTTTCTTCACTGACGGCATTCAGACCGTGATAGACTTCATCCAGCTTTCCAACTTTGGGGACATTGATCCCGACATCACATGGAAGTTTGCTCCGCTTCGGTCCATGACAGCCAAGGAACTGGCAGAACTCAGTAAGGCCAAGGGCGAAACCCATCAGGTCTACGTTGATATGGGCGCTATTGATCCCGAAGAGGTTCGCGCCGCGGTGGCCAATGATCCAGAGACACCTTACACCGGGCTTGACGTGGACAAGATGCCAGAGCCGGAAGGACCGGAGCCCGGCCATATCCGTGAGACCGAGCGCGTTGACGAAGGCGAAGAGTCGGAGCTTGAACACGAGGACAAGCCGTAATGCCCAACTTCATCAAAGCCCGGAAGGCCAAGATTGCGGCCATGAAGACGGCGCATGACGCGCAATCCTTAGCAGATATTGCCAAGACGGTAGAAGACGCCAATTTCAATGAAAGCGATCATCCCCGCGCCGAAAATGGCAAGTTTGGGTCTGGCGGTGGTGGATCGTCCGGGGCCGAAAAGACAAAGACTAGCAAGGCGTCTGCCACCAGCAAGATTCAGGGTATGCCCAGCGAAAAACTGCACGCGGCGCTCAAGACCGATCTTGATCCCGGCATCCGGAAACTCGTCGAAAAGGAACTCGACGAACGTGCAAATAGCGGGCGTTGATGCCTCGCGCTAAGACATTACGCGAGCGCACCCTGCGGCCGATACACCCCAATGCGGGAATCACTGCCGCCTACCGACGCCGCATGGACGCGCTGATAGACGAAATGAACCAATCGGTGCTTTACTGGTTGGCGTCCGCATACCGTAACAACACACCCGTCGTTGCCCAAGACGAACTACCATCTGAAGCTTTGCGCATAGCAGTCCGTAAACTGGCCCGGCGCTGGCAGAAGCAATTCCGGGACGCAGCGCCCAAGCTGGCAGATTACTTCGCTCAGGCGGCTTCTCAGCGCTCAGACGCGGCACTCAAGAAGATACTTCGCGACGGCGGCTATAGCGTGAAGTTTACCATGAGCCGGGCGCAACAGGACATCCTCCGGGCGACCGTCAACGAGAACGTCAACCTGATTAAGAGCATCCCTCAGCAATACTTTGTCCAGGTTGAGGGAATGGTCATGCGCTCTGTCCAGACTGGCCGCGACCTCGCCACTCTGACTAAGGAATTGCAGGAACAGTTCGGGGTTACGAAGCGCCGGGCTGCCTTTATCAGTCGTGACCAAAATAATAAGGTCACCTCAGCCCTTCAGACCGCACGACAGATCGAACTGGGCTTGTATGAGGCAACGTGGCTTCATAGTGGTAGCGGAAAGCGCAAACGGCCTACGCACGTCAAGATGAACGGGCAGAAATTCGACGTTCGCAAAGGCATGTACGACAGCCACGAGAAAGCCTGGATACAGCCGGGCGAGTTGATCAATTGCCGATGCCAGCGCCGCGTTGTGCTGCCGTACTGACCATGGACATCGCCTTCAAGCCCCCGAGCTGGGCAAAGTCCTACATCGAACTGATGATGTTCATCCAGGATCTAGGCGTTGAGGTAGACGAAGACCGCGTGCTTGACCGGATCATGGACGAATGCGTGGTGGTTCATTCAATCCCAAAACCCAAAGCGAAGGCAGGCGATAAGTGATCAACTCTATGAGGTTCTTAGTCTCTGTCCCCACGCGCGTTCATATCAGCCTGACTTTGCCCGTCCATGGCAATGTGGAGTTCGACATTACGGCCGACGAAGCGAAGGAGTGGGTGAAAATCCTGAACACCGCCGTGATCGCGGCTGAGAACGCCAATGACGGGGGATTTGTGAACGTGTCGGAGAGCCCGTAATCTCACATAAGCACGTAATGCCATCGGCTAGCTTTGATGCGGAACCTCGGTAGACCGGCAAGAAACCAGACCCAGTTTAGATAGACGGGAAGCGTCTTAGGGTTGCTCACGGTTTTCGATCCGAACGAACCAACTGGACGCCGTTGATTTGACAAGAATACGGACTTGGCTGTCTCTGTAGCCAGTTCTCTACGCGAGCGGCGCCTTCTTGAACATCGAAAGGAACTTCGGCTTCAAGCCCAGGTGAGTAAGCAGGAATAGCCGGTATCACGCCCATCATCGCGTCAATCTCTTCCGAAGATGGCGCCCTAATTATCAGATCGAAAGGGGTGGCCGGAACGCGTCTAATACCGAGTGTCCCGCAGATCGCTTTCCGCATCTGTCGCGCTAGGGTAAATGAGTTCC